TTACCTTAACTAATGGTGCGACTTCTGATGGTAAGAATGCTTTTTATGAATTAACTGGAACTTTAACTAATAATAGAACTTTAATTATGCCTAGCGGTGCAGAAAGATCTATTATTGTAAAAGACTCTACAACTAGAGGTAGCGGTTCTACATTATTTTCTTTATCTGTACAAACAGCTAGTGGAACTAGTGTCCCTATACCAATAGGTTCATCTGTTGCAGTCGTGTCAGATGGCACGAATATGAAACTAGGATTATTATCCAAAGGTTATGGAACTGTAAATTCATCTTCAGTAACAACATATATTGCAGTAGCAGGTGATCAACTTTTAACAAACACCACATCCGCAGGAATTACAATTACACTACCATCATCAGCTGCAACCGGTGATGAGTTAACGATAGTGGATGCTAGAGGAACTTTTGGATCTAATAATTTAACTGTAAATAGAAACGGTCACAATATTAATAGTGCTACTAATAACTTAATTTTATCAACAAATGGTCAAGCTATTACTTTAGTTTATGTCGATACAACTCGTGGCTGGGCTTATAAAACAAATACCGCGTAGGAGGATGAACTATGCCTCTTACAAGAGTTAACTTCGCACCTGGAATAGACAAACAAAACACAACTGTCGGAGCAGAGGGACGTTGGGTTGATTGTGATAATGTAAGATTTAGATACCAATTACCAGAGAAAGTAGGTGGTTGGTCTTCTTTAGTTACAGATACTATTGTTGGTGTATCTAGAAAAATGTTTCCGTTTGTAGATTTAGATGGAAATAGATACGTAGCAATTGGAACAGATAAACTTTTATTATTATATTTTGAAGGTCAGCTTTACGACATAACACCATTAGACACTACGATAGAAAATGCAACTATACAAACATTTGTAAGTTCTAATTTAGTAACAATTACAACTAGCGCTGCCCATGGTTTAGAACCCGGTGACATTGTTTTTTTAGGTGACACTACGTTACCAGGCAGTAGTGGTTATTCTACTTCTGATTTTGATGATAAAAATTTTCAAGTTACATCTGTTTTAAACGCTACACAATTTCAAGTAACAGTAACAACTTCAGGCACGCCAGCAAACGCTGGCCCTGGTGGTAGTATAGATATCTCACCCTACGTTAGAATTGGTCCAGCTGCACAATCTTATGGTTATGGTTGGGGCATATCCGAGTGGCAAGGATCTGTATCTGGTGCTGCAACATCAACTTTAAATGGTGCACTATTAAATGATACGAACGGTACAGGTGGATCAGGAACTAATGTTACATTAGCTTCAACAACAAACTTTACTTCTGCAGGAAGAATTTTAGTTGAGTCAGAATTAATATCGTATGCATCTATTGCAGGTGCTAACTTAGCGAGTATTGTAAGAGGAGTGAACGGAACAGACAAAGCTGCTCACTCAGATGGCACAGCTGTAACAGATGCTACAAACTTTTCTGATTGGGGTGAGGCTACAGTTGCATCAACAGTTCAACTAGAACCAGGACTTTGGTCACTTGATAATTTTGGACAAGTGTTAGTAGCAACAATTGCTAATGGTAAAACATTTACTTGGGATGCGGGAGGTACATTACCTTTAACAACAAGAGCTGCAACAACTACTTCTGGTTTTGCAACAGGCAATAACCCTACTGCAACAAGAGCCAGCTTAATATCTCCAACAACAAGACACTTAATTCATCTTGGAACAGAAACAACAATAGGTGATCCTACAACACAGGATGATATGTTTATAAGATTTTCTGATCAAGAAGATATAAATACATATGCTCCGTCTGTAACAAATGCTGCAGGCACACAAAGACTACAAGATGGTAGTAGAATTATTGGATCTTTAAAAGCCAAAGAAACTATTTTGATTTGGACCGATAATGCTCTTTACACTATGAAATTTTTAGGAGCACCTTTTACATTTGGTTTTGAACAGGTGGGTACAAACTGTGGACTCATAGGTAAAAACGCTGCAGTTGAGGTAGATGGTGTTGCATACTGGATGAGCCCTAATGGCTTCTTCTTATATGATGGTACAGTTAAAACTTTAACATGTTCTGTTGAAGACTATGTATACGACCAGTTAGATATTACAAAAGGTCAGCAAGTTATGGCTGGATTAAATAATTTATTTGGAGAAGTAACTTGGTATTATCCTACCACTTCATCAACATATAATGATCAATACGTGGTTTATAACTACGGTGAGAGCGGAGCTAGACTTCCTATTTGGTATGTAGGATCAGAGGCTAGAACAAGTTGGATAGACGGAACAATTTATCCAAAACCTTTTGGCACTAAATTTAACCCTAGTGCAGAAGGCACTTTTCCTACAATAGTTGGTTTATCTGGATTAGGACAAACTACATTATTTGAACATGAGATAGGTACAGATCAAATTAACCCTGATGGGACAACTACAACTGTTGCATCAAACATAACATCGTTTGATTTTGATTTAGATTTAGAAGGCACATCAGGCCAATTCTTTTTATTTATGCGAAGAATATTACCAGACTTTAAAAATCTTGTAGGAGATGCTAAGATAACCATGTCAGTAAAAAGATTTCCACAGCAAGCTGACACTGCGACCACGTTAAGTCCTTTTACGATTACGTCATCAACTAATAAGATTGATACTAGAACAAGAGGACGATACGCAAATATTAAAATAGAAAACGATGGAGCTAGTCAATCGTGGAGATTTGGTACGATAACACTAGACCTACAACTGGATGGTAGAAGATAATGTCAATTAAAAATACTAAACAAGCAAAAAGATTAATAGAGGCAATGGCACCTGAAGGCGAGTTTCTTGCTTTTATAAATCAAAGAGAAGCACAGATGTTAAAAGATGCTGGTGGTTCTGGTCTTATGACTCTTGCAGGTATTCCAAGCTTTGTTGAATACGGTGATATTTCTGGAGCTACTGCATCTCAAGATCAAGTAGATAGTTTTAGTGGAGGGGATGATAGTCCAAACATAGTTGATGAAGTAGCACTAACTAGAGGACCTACAGTTGTTACTGGACCAGATCAAGAAGATGACAATATTAGAATGATGCAAGCTTTGGGTATACCACCAGGAGTAACGTTTACTGGAGGAGATAATCTTATAAATCCTGGTCGTGGTCCGTCTATAAAAAATATAGGACTAAATGCTGCTCTCTATCAATTAGCTACAAAAAATCCTAAAGCTTATGCTGCAATTCAATTAGGTTTAGCTGCAAAAGGAATCTTTAATCAATTTAAAAATCCTGATCTTGGCTTAGATTTAACAAAAAGAGAGGAAAGAGAATTAACAACTTTACAAACGGGAAAGAATCTTGGATTAAATAATGCTAAACAAAACGAAAGATTACAAGAATTAGAAGACAAAAAAGCAGAAGAGGAGAAAAAGTAATGGCAAAGATAGTGGTTAGATTACCAGAACCAAAACAAGAATACGACCTCTCTAACCAAAAGCAAATTAACAGAGCTTTGGCTACAGTCGTAGAACAACTTAATTCAACATTTTTAGAAACAGAAAAAGAGGAACAACAAAGATTTAATTTCTTTTTATCGTAATGGCAAATGTTTACAAAAATATACAAGCAACAATTAGTTCGGCTGGGTCAGATGTAAGTATGTATACCTCTCCAACAGCTACAACATCTATTGTAAAGACCATAAGACTGTTTAATACACATGGTTCTGCTTTAACTGTTACGACTAAAGTTAGAGATAGCTCGACTAGCACTGATTTTGAATTTAGTACAAACGTAGTAAATGCTAGCGATAGTGCCGATATGTTAACATTTAATAATATTTTAATTTTAGAAGAAGGTGATATACTAAAAATGCAAGCTGCAACTACTAATGTTATAAAGATGACAGCTTCAATACTACAGATAACGAGGACATAATGCCATTTATTGAACAAGAAGCATCATTAAGATACGAAGAAATTAACGGTAAAAGAGTGCCTATTATTACACCTCAGAGTGAGGTTACTCTTACCAACACTGTAACAGGTAAAGAATATATGTCTGATGCAGAGGCCCTGGCCGATGTAAGCGACCCAAATACAGACACTAAATCAGAGCATCTAAGAAGAGATGTTAAAATAACAGTAGAAGCATTGCCTTTAGGCGGTGATTCTAAGTTGTAAACTATGGAAAAATACAATAAAACGATATTATGGGATTATTAAAGAAGATAGGAAGAAGCGTTAAAAAAGTAGTTAGGAAGGTAGTTCCTAAAGAAATAGCAGGTATTATGCAAGTTGCAGCACCTTTTGTTGCGCCATATAGTTTACCAGCTGCAGCTGCATTAACTTTTGGTGGTCAGTTAAGACAGGGTCGAGGTAGAATAAGTCCACTTAAAACTGCATTTGCGTTATTGCCTGGTGTCCAATTTCAAGGCGGTCAAGGACTAGGTGCATTTAAACCCACAGGTTTTACTAGATTTGGAGATGCAAATTTTGGTTCAGGTATTTCAGCAAGACAATTATTATTTGGTGGACCTCAAGCAACAGGTAAACTTGGAGCGTTTGGTGATAAAGCAGAGTCTTTCTTATTTGGTTCTCCAGAAAAATTTGCCCAAGGTAATGAATTAGATGGATTAATTAGCGTTGCAGATGAAACACAAGGTCTATTAGGGATGGGTGGTAAATTTGGACCAGAGGGTAGTTTATTATCAAAAACAGATGGTACTTTATCGTATACTAAAGTAGGAGCAGCCGCTGCATCTGGGCTATCATTAATGCAGACACAAGCTCAGATAGAAGAAGAGGGCGAAGAGGTAGGATTATCTTCATCTGAAATAGCTAGATTACAAGCAGAAGCAGCTGAAATGTGGGAAGATTTTGACACCACACAATTTAAACCTAACGTGGCACAAGGTGGTTTGATGAGAACAAACTATGCCCTTGGATCAAGGCCCACGGAACAAGAAAGTGGTTTAGGAGGGCTTCCAATTGAAGCAGATATGAGGTACAGTGGTGGCTTCATGCCATACGGTGCAAAAGAAAAAGCCGATGACGTGCCTGCTAGACTTAGCAAAAACGAGTTTGTATTCACAGCTGATGCTGTAAGAGGTGCTGGAGGTGGAGACATTAACACTGGTGCAAAAAAAATGTATCAAAGTATGAAACAATTAGAACAAATGGGTAAAAGAGCATAATGGCTGAACAAACTACAATAACAAGACCATCGCCGATAATAGAAGAAGCACAAAAAAAGTATTTAGAATCTTTACGAGATCAAGTTGGAACTGCCATTGATACCAGTAAATTTGCTCCAGGTGTAGCAGAAGTTAGTGCATTACAACAAGCTGCACAACAACAAGCTGCAACACAAGCAGGACTTGGTGCATTATCTTTTGATCCAACAACAGGAACAGTGACAGGTGTAGGTACCGGTACAGGTGTCGGAGGTTTTCAACCGTTTTTAGATTCAGCACAAGCTGCAACAGGACCAACTGCATTTCAAGCATTTCAATCTCCATATCAACAAGCAGTTACAGACGCTACATTAACAGAATTTGATAGAACTAGAGGAGCAGGAGAACAAGCTATTGCAGATGCTGCAGTTAGATCTGGAGCTTTTGGTGGTGGAAGAGAAGGAGTACAATTAGCAGAGTATCAAACTAAATCAGATTTAGACAGAGCAAGATTATTAGCACAATTAAACCAAGCAGGATTTACACAAGCACAACAATTAGCTGCACAACAGTTTGGACAGCAATCACAACTAGCACAACTACAACCTAATTTAGCAATGCAAAATATTGGTATAGCTGGTGGTATAGGACAACAAGATTTTCAAGTAAGACAAGCTATTGATGATGCAGCGAGACAAGGATCAAGACTTCAACAATTTGAAGCAATAGAAAGATTAGGCAGATTAGGACAAGGTATAGCGGGTATAACACCAGGTGGTGGATCAATTCAAACTGTGCAAGGTATTCAAGCACCAGGACCAAGTCCAATAGGATCTGCGTTAACAGCAGGATTAGGGGCGTTTAGTTTAGGAAAACTATTCGGAATAGGCTAATGAATCCAAAAATAATGAAAAGACCTATGTTTAGATTAGGTGGCTCTGCAAGACCTGGTTATCAAAATGGTAATTACGCAGACCTTGTAAAAGAAATACAAAAAGATTTAGCAAACAGAACGGCAAAAAGAGATGAATACTTAAAAGGTGTTAAATCTGTGTTGCCTCTATCTGTTTTATCACAAGCTAGTGGTTTAGGACAAATTAGAAAACCTACAGATGTTATAAATATATTATCTGAAATAGGAACAAATCCATCTACGTTTGCTGCATTGATGAAGTCTAAAAGTATAGATATGAAAATGGATGAGGGTGCTTTGAAAGATAAACTAGCTTTGGCTAAATTAATGAAACCAAATACTAAACTGTCCACACTTAGAGATGTTGTACTTCTATCTAATGAATTAAGTGCAAAAATAAAACAAGCAGAAAAAAAAGGACAGGATACAACTCTTTTAGAAAAACAATTAGCAAAAGTTTTATCACAAAATACAGGTCTTGAACAAAGAATTGAAATTATGGGTCTATTAGATGAAGATGAAAGAATGAGTAAATCAGCTTTGAGAAGAGTTTATGAAACATTAAACATACCTGTTCCAAAAGATTTAATGGCTATTGGCGGCAGAGTAGGTTTTCAAGAAGGCACACCTAACCCTGAGTTTACAATGCCAGAACCAAAACCAAAAGAAGCTGTACAAGACAGACAATTAGATACACTTATGCAAGCAGCGCCTGCATTAGAAAATCCTAACGAAGCAAAAAGCATGAGCGAGAAAGACATGTATGGAGCTTTAAGAAGAAGATTACCACAAGAAATTACAGACGATGTAGTTAGACTAATAGCTTATAACCCAGAAGCATTTGCTGACTTTGCAGATATACAAGATCAATCAGACGTAGATTCTTTCAACCAAAAATACAACGTACAATTAGTATTACCAGTTGAAAACGTAACTTAGGAGGCACTATGTCGGAAGATAGAAGGCAGCCTTTTCTAAAACGAGCACAGGGTAAATCATCAGAAGATAGAACTTTTTTTGAAAAGATAGCTGTAGGTATTTATGGTGAAGAGAAAGAACTTTTACCAGATCTTCAACTAGATGATAACTTTGAAGATTTAATTACACAACTACCACTAGAGGTTCAAGACGATGTGCTTAGATATAAAAATATATTTAGAGCAACTCCTGAAGTATTAGAAAATTATTTAGAAGAATATA